CCGCCCGCCTGGGCGCGGCTCTCGACGCCGTGATCGACGCACCACCGACGAGCCTCGGCGTCGCCGAAGACGTAGCCGCGAAGGTGCATGCCCGCACGGTAGGCCGACTCGGCCGAACGGAACGCCTTGAGCGGGCCGTGGCTCACGGGCACGGCCGGGACGGTACGCTTCTCCACGGGAGCCTCCTCAGCCTTTGCCTCGACGACCTTGGCGGGAGCACCACGCTCCAGCACGGCACGCAGTTCGAGGTTCTTCGCCTCGACGCGCTGCAGGAACTCGATCCGCTCGCGGAGCTTGTCGGCACGCTCGGAGAGTGAGCGGAGGGAAGCCTCCTGCTCCTCGGTCATCGGCTCGGCCGCCTCGCCTTCGGGCGCGTCCTCGGTCATCGCCTCCATTTCGGCGACCACCATCGCGAGCTCGTCGAGCAGTGCCTTGATCTTGTCCACGGCGGAACTCCTTGTTCGAGATGCGGCGGCGAGCACGCCACCTATCCCGAACCTACGGAGTTGCACCCGCACCCATCCAGTTACGCCGACGAGTTGTTTACTACGCGACGCCGCACCTCGACCGACGCGACCACCTGCTTGTCGGTCGCACCGCACCGCGAGCACCGCAGGTAGCGGGTCTGGTAGTCGCCGCTGCGGACGCTCGACGCGACGCCGAAACGACCGTCACGGCATCGCGGGCACGGATCACCACTAGCGGCCATGCGTCTGGAGATACTCGCGGAGTTCGCGGGCACGGGCCGCCGCAGCCATGCGACGATGAGCCTCAGCGTCACGCTCTCGGCGAAACGCATCGTAGGAACGCTGGGCAACCTTCACGTCGGCGTCGGGGTACGCGGGAAACGTCACCGGGCCCACGTCCAGCAGCGAGTCGATCCGCTGGATCGTCCGCACACTGCGGCCGTCCTCGACACTCCAAGCATCACCACCCGACGGCACCGTGAAACTGAAAGAACTTCCCTTGACGATGGACGCACGGATGTTGCTGGCGATGTCCCGCCCGTAGGACGTGTCCGGCACCGGAAACTCATACCGCAGCCCGATCTCGTCCACACTTAGCGACAGCGTGCAGGGATAGCGTGCGAGCGGGTAGTTGGCGTCGTGATTCCACAACGCCCGAGTCTCCAGCGGCTTCCGCCGGCCGCGACGCTCGCGGACGATGCCGAACGCACCGGGATCGATCCGCTCCACGAAGTCGCCGAGATCCAGCGAAAGCACGCCGAACTTCGCGGCGTAGCCCACGATGTACTCACGCTCGGTGCCGTCGTCCTCGCTGCGGCTCTCGACCGCGAGCAGCGGCACCGCCGACTCGACCTCGTCAATCGCCAGACTGCGTCGCTCGATGTCCATCGTGTGGCTCCTGTCGTTCTCGTCCGATGCGTTCATTTGCTCCACCAGTTTCCGACTCCACGCCCAGCCAGCGTCCGAGCCCCAAAGGGCCCAGGAGATGCGAGCCGGCGATGGGAAACCGTCTTCGCCGGGGCTCCAGCCCGTCGTGCCGACGTTCGTCTGATGGCGATCGAAGAACGCCTTCATCCGCCTCGCTGTGTCCGGTGAGATCGTCGTCCCGTTGCTCAGGTCGCGAGCGCGGGCAACGCCGACTGCCGTGCCGCCTCGGCCGTACTCTCTGCGCCATGCAAGCCCCTTGGCGGCTTCCTCACGCACGCCAGCCGGCGGCGTGAAGTCGATGTGGTCATATCTCGCAGCCATCGTCGTCCCACTGCCAGTCGAGGAGATCAAGTTCCACGGCCACGCCTCCGTGGCTTCCGCTTGCCCTTCCAGCCGGCTTCCTCGACCGGCGGCGGCTCGGGCAGCGGATCGATCTTCGTGAGCGTCGAGAGCTTGTGCCCGACCTGCGTCTCGGTCGGCCGCCACCCGCCGCTGACTTCCTCGTAGACCGTGATGAGCGCCGCCGGATCTTGCTCGGTCGCCTCGATCGCGAAGTCGGTGCCGGGCACGTCCAGACTCCCGTAGTCCATCACGTGGACGATGCGTCCACGAGCTCGACCGCCGGCAGAGCCCCACGACACGAAGTCGCCCTCGACGACGGTGCCGGGCTCGGCACGGGCCTCTTCGGGCTCACTGGCAGGCGTGGGAGCGACATCCGGCTCCTGCGGCGGTTGCGCCTCTACCGCTGCCGGCTCCGGCTGCCGCTCAACCACGCCCGCGAGAATCGCTTCGATCTGTGCCGGCGAGATGCTCGGGAAGGATGCCGCGATCATCGCCGCCGCCGCCTCGCGGGTCACGAGCCCATCGGCGACCGTCTGAATGATCGTGATCAGTCCGGTGATCTGGGCGCCGTTGAGACTGACCTCGGCTACCTGCGGCTCGGGCTCCTCGACGACGATCTCCTCGACGACCGGCTCTGGTGCCACTTCCTCCGCAGCCGCCACGCCGCCTTCGACGGCTTGGCCGTCGATCTCGCTGCCGGGCTGCTGCTGGGCGAGCACGTCGTCCACCGACGGCGGTGCCCCGAGCGTGCCCATGTTCAGCGGGCGATACCGCTCGTCGCCACCCTCGACCGGGTTGCGGTTCTCCAGTTCAAGGATGTCGTTCGTGCTCAGAGCCCCGATGTCCCACATCTGCCGGTAGTAGGCAGACCGGCTCGCGGCGTCGCCACGCATCAAGCCACGCACGTCGAACTCGACGAAGTAGCGGTCGTCATCCACGATCAAGTCACGCTGGAACGCAGACTCGAAGCGACGCAGCCACGGCAGGATCGTGTGCTGCACGTAGTCGAGCCCGGCGTGCTCAACGGAGCCGGGACTCGTCTCGGCACCGAGCAAGTGGAGCGGCACGCGGAACAGTCGTGCGATCTCGCTCAACTGCCACTTCCGAGCCTCGATGAACTGCGAATCGTGCATCGACGCCTGCGGGATCTCGATGGGCTTGAGCCCGCCCACGAGTACCGCCGTGCGGTTGCTGTTGTTCACGCCGCCGTGCATCCGCTCCCAGCCGGCACGCAATGCCTCGCGAGCCTCGGCGTTGAGTTCGTTCTCCGTGGACAGCACGAAGCCGGGTCTGGCTCCGTTGCCGAAGAACCGGGCACCGTGGAGTTCGCACGCACGAGCCAAGGCAATCGCGTCCTTGCAACTCTCCACGACGCTCATGCCATGCACGCCGTCGTCGCTCGGCCCTCGCATGTGCAGGATCGCGTCCTGCGAGTAGACCGTCTCCCGGCCCGACTCCTCGCGGTACTTGTAGCGGAGCCGGCCGTTCTCCATCCGCTCGACCGTCATGCGGCTCGGATGCAGCGGGATGAGTTGATCCACCGCACCGGACGCACCGGAGCGGATCTCGCTGTAGGCGTCGCCCCAGAGCCCGATGTGGAAAACTGCCTGCTCTCGCCACTCGAAGCTCGTCTGCCAGTCGTTCGGTTGCTGGTGCAGTCGCCGATACAGCGGCAACTCCGAGGCGCGGCGAGAGCCACGCTCCAGACGCTCCAGAACATGCAGCGGCAGACTCGCGATCGTCTCGGCGAGCACACGCAGGCATGCGAACACCGCCGACACTTGGAGTGCGTTGCTGGCGTCGATGCGAATCCCGGCGGCCGTGCGAGACGAGGCGTCCTCGTCCCACATCCGCTCTTCGCCGGGCAGCCACAAAATCCGATGGTTTGGAGCGATCATCAGATGAAGAAGATCTCAGGGTTGCCGGCCGGCTTTTGCTCTTGCTCGGATCGCATCCACGATCCGATGCCCTGGCACAGTGCCACGATGCCGTCGATTCGCTCGGTGCTCGCCACCTTGCTCGGGTAGATGTTGCCGTGCCGATCCTCGTGAACAGCCACGTTGCCTGCACACCACGTCAGCACCGGGTGCCCGGCGTGACGCACCATGCCGTTGAGCACGAGGTTCTCCAGCGTCTTGGCGGGAGCCGACATGCCCGGCCCGCCCTGCGGATATCCTCGCACGTCGAGCCCATCCCCTTGCAGTAAGTTCGCCAGCATCTGGGCGTTGAACTTCATATCGACGGCGAGTTGCCGCACCCGGTACTGCTCGCAGATTGCCTTGATATCGGCGTGAAGTCGGGTGTAGTCGGTCACGTTGCCATCGGTCACTCGGATGTGCCCGTCGCGAATCCAGCCGAGGTAGTCCACCTTGTCACGCTGGGCACGCTCGACTGCGTTCGCCTCGGGAATCCAGAAGAACGGCAGCACGTCGAGCGTGTTGTCCTCGGGATCTGGGCAGACGAGCACCAGGGCGGAAAGGTCATACGTGCTCGCTAGGTCGAGCCCTGCGTAGACCGGACGGTCGCCGAAGTCACGCAGCGGGTTGGCACACCGGGCCCACGCAGCCGGGGCGATCCATCGCGTGTCCTGCGTCGTCCAGACGTTCAGCCGGTAGCGGAGGAACGAGTTCAACTTCGTCGGCGACTGCTCGGCCTCGCGGGCGTCAGCCGCGAACGACTCTTCGGTGATCGTCTCGCCGAGCGACGGGTTCGCCTTCCGCCAGACCTTCGGGTTCTTCCACGAGCCGTCGGTCGCACACTCGGGCGGTGCCGCATAGATACACCCGTAGAACGTCGGATCGTATGCCGGGTCAACGATGCACTTCTCGGCGTAGGCGTGCTGCTCCCAGCAGATGCTCCGACGGTCATAGCCCGCCGTCGTGATCGACAGGATGAGCGGCTGCCGGCGAGCAGCACCGCCGTACCGCAGGGCATCCCAGAGCCGCCGGTCACGCTGGGCGTGGAGCTCGTCGAAGAGCAGCATGTGGATGTTGAGACCCTCGGCTCGGAACGCATCCGCCGAGAGCACGCGATAGAACGAGTTCGTCTGCCGATCGACGATTGTCTTCCGAGAGTCGATCACCTCCAGCCGCTTCGACAGCGACGGCGACGCACGCACCATCGACGCCGCCTCGCGGTAGATGATGCCCGCCTGCTCGCGGTCGCTGGCAGCACCGTAGATCTCGGCACCCGGCTCGTTGTCGCACACGAGACCGTAGAGAGCGACGCCGGCGAGGGTGGTGGACTTGCCCTGCTTCTTGGGCAGTTCGATGTATGCCGTGCGGTACTGTCGCGTGCCGTCTGGCTTCACACGGCCGAAGACATCGGACAGCATCTTCCGCTGCCACTCCATGAGCAGGAACGGCTGCCCTGCCTTCTGTCCCTTGCTGTGCCGCAGGATCTCCTCGAAGAATCGACGCACGAGCGTCTGCTTCCTCGGGTCGATCGGCGGGATCAGATCAGCCGTGCGTCTTGAGGAGTTCCGCGAGGTCGTCCGTTGGCGCTTCGCTCTTTTGACCAAGTCGCACCCTGCTGCTCGGAGTCAATCCGAACTCAGTCATCAGCGACGACTGGAGAGAGACGAGCCCGCGATAGAGCGAGCCCGCCGGGTTCGGCTTCACGCCGCCGAGGTCAGTATGGATCACCGATCCACCTGCACGGAGTTCGAGCAGGCATGACTGGGCAGCCGCATGTACCTCGCACAGCGTCGCGAGTGCCTCGCCGTCGCCGAGCGTCAGTACACCCATCGACGAGAGCAGTGCGGCGAGCTCGTTCCACTTCGCGACCGCGACCGGTTCGGCCGAGAGCCGCTCGGGCATCGGCGGCACGCCGAGCGGAGCGGAAGGCTCACGCATCGATCCGCGAGCGGTGCCGTCGGCGATCTTCAGCTTCGTCGGCTTCGGCTTGCGTCCACGAGTTGCCATGTTTCGCCCGGCAAAAACGCCGTTCCAATTCTGAAATTCGCGACTGAAGGAAACACAGATGGTTTTCCTCAGGCCCATGCCAACTTGGCAGGGGGGTAGGGGGTCACCCGCCGTTGCGTCGCTCCCGCTCTTCGTTCGTCTTGCGTTGGTGGCACGAGGCACACAGGCACTGCCCGTTCGCGACATCGTATCGGTCGCCGCCATCGGCAATCGACACGATGTGATCCGCGTGCGCCCGCCGCTTCTGCCAGATCACCACGCCGCATGATCGGCAAGTCCAGTTGTCACGCAGGAGCACAGCGGCTCGCCATGCTCGGTGACGCTTGTCGCAGTACCCACGCTGATAAGCGTTCGGCCGGTTCTCGGCCCGCCGGATCTTGTGGCTGGCACGCTGCGGCCGGATGAACTCGATCCGCTGTGGCATGCCACCACCTTACGCTTTGCCGCCGCCATCTTGCAGTTCCGCCGACATCATCTCGGCGACGAGCCCGTCGAAGGTCACCCTCGGCTGCCAGCCCAGCACCTCGCGTGCTTTGCGTGCGTCGCCCTGGAGGATGTCTACCTCGGCCGGTCGGTAGTACCTCGGATCGAGTTCGACGAAGTCCCGGTAGTCGATCCCCACGCACTCGAATGCCCGGTCGGCGAACTCCCGCACAGTGCGTGTCTCGCCGGTCGCGATCACGTAGTCGTCGGGATCGTCACGCTGAAGCATGAGCCACATCGCCTCCACGTAGTCGCGTGCGTGGCCCCAGTCACGCCGGGCGTCGAGGTTGCCGAGGCAGAGGTGCCGCTGCTCGCCTCGCGAGATGCGTGCAGCCGCCCGCGTGATCTTGCGGGTCACGAACGTCTCGCCCCGCCTCGGGCTCTCGTGGTTGAACAGGATGCCGCAGGATGCGTGCATCCCGTAGCTCTCGCGGTAGTTCACCGTGATCCAGTGGGCGTAGACCTTGGCGACGCCGTACGGCGAGCGTGGGCGAAACGGCGTCGTCTCGCTTTGCGGTGTCTCGATGACCTGCCCGTACATCTCGGAGGAGGATGCTTGATAGACGCGGCAGCACGGCACGGCTCGGGCGGCTTCGAGCACGTTGAGCGCCCCGAGTGCCACCGCTTCCGCCGTGTAGTGCGGCTGGTCGAAGCTCACCCGCACGTG